TATTCGCTGGGCACTATTTGTCCTGGCATGCATCTGTCTTCTGGCCCTATGTACACGTATGAACACCATGGATGGAGAGAGAGATCATTTCCGTGGAGTAGATAAAGTATTTCAATAATGGCAGGAGATCCATATCCAGATTATTACTTGGAAAAAACAGAAGTCAAACCATTATACCATGCCGATGATGAGGATATCAAGGAGAAGTTCAACGTTACAGGTTTTGAGATTACCGAGAAGGATAGTATCAAAACCATGGAGATAAAAGGTAACATGCTCAATGCCCATGAGTACCTAACCGATGTATCCGGAAAGATTCCTCTGGATGAAGATTCAAAAGACCTGCAGGTAAAGATCAATACTCTGATCATGGAGCTCTTTGAATTCATCTTCAACGCCAAAACATCACAGGGCACATTGGAGGACTTTCCAGTTAATGCAGAACAGGAGCAGGAGATGGCAGGTAAGGATCCGGCGGGAGAAGCGGTTCCCGAGGAAAGACAGATCGATAACTTTGATGGCGAACCACCAGTCACAGAGCCAGAAGATTCAGATCTGTTCGATAAAGCACCTACCGATAACATAAAGGAGGATGCCTAACCAACCAGGGGAGGGGATCTCATACCCCTTCCCCATTTTTCGTACTTTATCATCATGATCATATCCATACTTACCCCAACGCGGGAAAGATGTGAAAAAGCACAACGGTTTGCTTCCAGTGTGCTAAATACGGCCTCTGAGCCGGATAATGTCGAATTGTTCTTCTATGTGGATGATGATGATCCACAACTCACTCAGTATTCCAACTGGCACCTTGAGTCACCATCGCAGGTTAGGATACATATCGGACCACCGATAAGTGTAAGTAAGTCCTGGAACACAATAGCCGCTCTATGTAATGGAGATATCCTTATCATGGGCAATGATGATCTGGTCTACCGAAGTGAGAGATGGGACGAGGTACTTAAGATGGAGGTAGCCAGGTTCAAGGATCAGATATATGTAGCATGGTTCAATGATGGTATCAATGGAGAGAAGCATTGCGCCTTTCCAGCTGTCTCGCGCAGATGGTACGATATCATTGGATATTTCACTCCGGGGATATTTGAATTCATAGCCAATGATACCTGGATATTTGATATCGGACGCAAGCTTGACCGGTTGATATATATTAAAGATGTATATGCTGAACATCAGCACTTCTCTACCGGCAAGACGCAAGCGGATGAAACCACCATGCGTAACAGGCGTGATGGACGCATACAGCGCGATCTATTGCTATATGATAAGAAAGATCATATAAGGGTAGAGGATGCTGCCAAACTTAGCAAATACATGCTCTGATGAAGATATATGCAATATACCGTATGTACTACGGTGAGGACTTCATTAAAGCAAGCATACTATCTATCTATGACCATGTAGACAAGATCTTTGTATTTGTATTAGAGAATGCCTTTGGAGATGTTCATCAAGGGAGAGTGGATAATAGTTTGGATGTAGTAATGGATATTCAGGATCCAGACAGAAAGATCATAGCTATTCCAAATAAAAGATTCTGTTCAACACCTATCAATCAATTCACCGATCTATACAATACACATATATACATGACATTCCCAAATCCGGATGCTATAATGTGTATTGAGCATGATATGGTATGGCATAGTGATGAGATTACAGCCTATCTTATTACCTTGGGCACCCTTGATAAGGGTAGTTATCTGGAAGCCCATCAGATTGAGTTATGGCATAACTTTAATTGGGTACTGCCCTGGCGCTACCGCAAGACGCTTTTAACACATATACTTGATGGCGGTGGTCGTATGCCCGATACAGATCATTCCGGATATCCTACAACAACCAGAAGGGGTATTATCACATCAGCCAGGAAGGTGTACAACTTTGGATTCTGCATGAGCCCCGAGAATATGAAGATTAAGTGTGACCTTGGGATTAAATATTCTAACTTTATAAAAGATTCCAGACCTAACCCTGACTGGTATCAGAACAAATGGCTTACGTGGCATCCGGTACATAATAATAAAAACCTGGAGATAAGTAAGGGCTATGAACATTTTATACCACATGCATCCAAGAATAAGCAAAGTTATAATCGTATACTACCTGAATCACTAAAAGATCATCAATGGAACCAAGACATATTTATACAAGCACAGGAGCAAAATTCTGGCGACATCCGGAACAAATGATATCGTTCCTTCATGGAACGGGAAAGAGTGTTATATCGACTCATATAAGCCCTACAGGGAACTGCAATCTTAACTGTGAGTATTGCAGCGTTTCAAAGCGAAAAAAACATGAGCAGCTGAGTGTAGATACAATTGAGGATTATATCAAGAAACTTATTCCAAGAGGGCTCAAGGCTGTTATATTTACCGGTGGTGGTGAGCCGACTATTCATCCTGAGTGGAATGAACTTATCTCACGACTCAAACATCCCTTATACCATCTTAAATTTGGACTCATAACAAATGGTATAGATCTATGGAAACGCAATATTGAGATATTCGATTGGATACGAATCAGCGTGAATTATCCTGCATATAATAAGTTAATGGAGAATACTTTCCATCAACAACAATATGCTTTAAAACAAAATTGTACAATAGGATTAAGTCTTATCTATACCGGTCAGAATAAGAAATTTACAATCTCTGAGCTGATTTATATGGCTCAGAAATATAACGCTCAGTACATTCGTGTGCTTCCTGATTGCCTGCCAGAAAAACTTAATGATGCCCATAAGGAGATTGATAAGTGGATAAATGATAATCCTCAGTATGATACAAGACTATTCTTACATCAGCAGAAATATCATGGGCTACCATTTACAGATTATTGCCCCCAGGCATACTTCCGTCCCTATCTGAGTGAGATCGATGGAGGGACCGTCTTTCCATGTGATAGCGTTGTGTTGAATAATCCCAAGGGAAAGTTTGAAAAGAAATACGCTATCTGTAAGGCAGAAGAGATTGGTGATTTTCTGGATGGTAAAATAAAACAAAAGTTTAATCCAAGCAAAGATTGCCATGGTTGTGTCTTTACAGAAAATATAAATATGTTACATCATTGGAATATGGGACATCATCAATTTCATATATATCCAAGACCTATTGACCATGAAGAATTCGTTTAATATCAATCAGGCGAAGACAATACATTCGATTACTGAAGGTGAGGCGAATATTATTATTTCTGCTATCAGCAGGTTCAAGCCACAGACATTCCTGGATTTTGGATGTCACCTTGGACACCTTGCTATACGTGTAGCCTTAGAGTTCGATATAGTAGTTTATGCTGTAGATAATTTTATTGGTAGCAATGGAGATGAAAAGATGAAGAAAACAATTCATAACCTTACTGGCGGATCCGGCAACTTTCGATATAAGCTCTTAAGGAATATTGAAGAGGCAGAAGAGCTTATTGGTTTCTTAGGTGAGGTTAATATATTTTATCCGGATGATTTCTTTAAACTTAGTCCACCAATAGATTTCGCTTTTATAGATTCATCACACGATAGCCATGAAGAATTTATCGAAATAGATAAGTTGATTCCTTCAGGTGGTATCCTGGCCGGTCATGATCTGACAGATCGATATGAGCGTAACAAGGGAGTTATGAAGGGTATTTCAATGATCGAAGAGAACTATAAATGGATTCGTAAGAGCATGTTGTTTATAATGCAGAAGCTATGATCATAAACAGAGAGAAGAAATATATATTTATTCATATTCCACGTACCAGTGGTACCAACCTTTATAGTTGTCTATCTGGAGATAAGTATGACGAGAGTGGTATGGGGCATGTGTTTGCCCGGCGTATAAAAGAAATGCATCCGGAAGAATTCAAATCATTCTATAAATTTGTTATTGTACGCAATGATTATACACGGCTACACAGCTGGTGGTTTAATAGGCGCTTCCTGCATAAATCTGTAGAGGTAGACTTTCCAACCTGGTTGTTAAGACATCCGGCAAAGCCGCGTGATATACATCGCAACTGGGATGCTCGTAATAGATGGAGAACACAATCACAGCGCACCAGCCAGCTCGAATGGTTTACAGATAACAGAGGTCATATTATTGTTGATCATGTTATCCGCTTTGAGAATCTTAAGAGTGAGCTTAAGAAATTGGGGAAGATCATTGGAGAAGATTTTTCAAAGATGCCCCGACATGGTATAAACAATCCAGAGGATAATAAGAATAAATTTGATAAGAATATCTACACCCCTGAGATGATTGAGTTTATAAAAAAGGTTCACAGAAGATCATTAAAACGTTTTGGCTATGATTTATGATAGAGATTATTTTGAGCGTGGTCTGCAGACCGGGAAAAGCATGTATGAGAATTATCGATGGATGCCAGAGATGACTATACCCTTGGCACATGAGATAATAAATTATCTTGAAATAGAAAGAAAGCACACCATTCTTGATTTTGGTTGCGCTAAGGGGTATCTTGTAAAAGCTTTTCGGCTACTCCATTACAATGCATGGGGTACAGATATAAGTGAATATGCGCTTGATAATGTTCCAACAGATGTGAAAGATTATGTTTTTAATTGGATTAAAGCAGACTGGTCAACATCAGTACCTTCTCGCTATGATTGGATAATTATCAAAGATGTCTTAGAACATATTAAACATAAAAACTTGATTCAATTACTTCCCAAGTTCACAACAATGACAAAAAATATATTTGTTATAGTACCACTTGGGAAGGATGGTCGGTATTATGCAGGAACAAACAATCTGGATCCTTCGCATGTGATATGTGAGGATTTTCAATGGTGGTGTGATCTATTCAATGATGTTGGTTTCAAGGTAGTAAGTGTTGACAATAAGATTCCATATATAAAAGAAGCTTATAAGGAAATACCTAATGCACACGGATTTTTTAAACTAAAAGCTAATTTTTTAAACTAAAAGCTAAATGATATGAAAATTGGATTTATGGGACTGGGCAAGCTCGGGCTCCCATGCGCCCTTGCAATTGAAGGTAAAGGACATAAAGTGGTCGGTTATGACTATGATCCTAAAATTAAAAAGTATATCGATCAGAAGACGATTCCCTACAAAGAGAAGGATGTAGATAAATATCTTCCTACAACCAAGATCGAGATGGTAGACCCATATGAGATGGTTGGTGAGTGCGATATTATCTTTGTGACCGTTCAGACACCACACAATGAGCACTTCGAAGGTATCACACGCCTGCCCGATGATAGGGTGGACTTCAACTACCACTACCTCAAGGATGCTATTATAACCCTATCTCGCGCTTGTGAGAAGAAAAACACGGATCAGATAGTATCGGTTGTATCTACCGTCCTTCCTGGCACCATGGACCGTGAGATTATTCCAATCATACGTGGCAGCAAAGATCGTATTAAGTTGGCTTATAACCCGTTTTTTATCGCCATGGGCACTACTATTGAAGACTTCTTATATCCTGAGTTCGTTCTACTTGGTATGGATGATCCTGAAGCTATTAAGGTCGTAAGGGACTTCTATAAACTAATTCTTGACTGGTCCGGAGAATTTCATCTTAAACCAGAGATCTTTGAATGCTCAATCAAGACAGCTGAGGCTATAAAGGTGCTCTATAACACCTATATCACACAGAAGATCATATTTGCCAATGCAGCTATGGAGCTATGTCATAAAACAGGCGCTGATGTTGATGATCTGATCGATGCGCTTTCGCTGGGTACCAAAAGGATCACATCACCCATGTATATGCGCGGTGGCATGGGAGATGGTGGTGGGTGTCACCCAAGAGATAATATTGCCCTGAGCGCCATAGCAAGACAGAATAACATGAGCTATGACTGGTGGGGGAACCTTATGATTGCCCGGGAGAAGCAAACAGACTTTTTAGTAGAGATTATAATGAGTGTACACAAGCTAACAGCATTTCCAGTTGTTATCTTGGGTAAGGCTTTCAAACCCGAGACTAACCTTACCATAGGAAGCCCATCTATACTCCTATATAATATACTGCAGGAAAGTCTTGTTCATTCTGATTGTATCGATATTTGGGATCCGCATGTTGATGGTGGGGTAGTCACCTGGGGTACCCCAACTATATTCTTTATTGGGACCAAGCATGAATGTTTCAAAAGATACCCCAAGGAAGAATTTCCTGAGAAGAGTATCGTTATCGATCCCTGGAGATATATTCCCGATCAGGAAGGGATAGAGGTAATTCGAATCGGAGAAGCAAAAAAAGATGGCTGAAAAACTAATGTTCATAATTCCTATCTATATCTTCGATTCGAATGAAGAGGATAAGATCGAATGGGAAAAAAATCTTGGCATTGATAAAGATGAACAGGTAGAAATAAAACAGGCCCCTCTGTATACTCTGTATATAGATTGCTACTGGATCGATCCTCACGTTAATAGTGAAACAAAGACAAAAGATATTGTATTCTATGTGGGTGGAAATTCATATAGAACACCCTTTACTCAAAAGATCATTAATGAAGTGATTCATCCGGCTATGCATGTGAAGGCAGCTATTAATCCGGATAGTGATACTAAATTCATAACAGGACCAAACTAATGACAAGAGAACAGCGATTAAAGGAAATCGAGAAGATATGGGAAAAGCATGCTACGGGTAAAAGAAACCTGATCTGCACCTATCTTCCACATACAAACCAAGTAGCATTTTTTAAAGAGCTTAATAAGTTTATGGAAGATCATCCTTGTTTACCTGAACCTAATATCCAAAATGTTTAAGGATAATTTGTATATTTAAATTATATATAATTTGATTTGGATAAAACATATAATTTGATTTGGATAAATGGAGAAACTAAGATTAAGAGGTAAGATCTGTATAGTGTGGGATACAGATCAAAAAAGCGATAAGTTCCGCAAGAGGGAATTTGTTGTCGAGGTCAATGAGAGTAACGAGCGTGGATCATTCATTGATTACATTAAGTTACAGATGGTACAGGACAATTGTGATCTTCTGGATGGAATAAATAAAGGAGATCTTGTTTCTGTCGAATGGAAAGTATCAGGGCGTAGATGGAAGGATAAAAATAATGAATGGGCATATTTCACAAACCTTGAAGCAGTTGATATCACTGTAGTCTCACGAGTGGATGGAACGGGCTCGGAGGATTCAATAGAGGATCAATTACCGCTTGGGAAAGATGATCCCTTCGCCTTACCCGATGACTCGATACCAGATAACACTGGACCAGCTGATGATGGTACTGACGATCTTCCATTTTAAATTATATATATTTTAATTATACATAAAATAATTATATATTATGTCAGCAACGAAAGAATCAAAAATGAAACCCGGGGAATTCAAATTCATTCCAATCGCAGACTGGATAGTGATCGATAAGATTGATATTCTATCTAAAATGGATAAGGCAGCTAAAAGGGCAAACCTTAATATTGTTGGTGCGCCCGATCCTAAGAATATTCTGGAAGCTGAGAAGAAGGCAGCAAGTGAGTATATGACCTATGTTGATTATACTAAGAATGCCCTGGATGTCTATGATAGCAAGCATGGATGGCAGGGGATAGTCAAAGCTGTCGGACCGCTTGTTCCCGATGGCATTGGGATTAAAGTTGGTCAGAAAGTATATTATCGGGGTAATACCGGTGAGCCGATGATTCATAACAAAAGGCTTTACTGGATGATGAAACCACATGAGATCTTTGGATCGGCACCAAAGAACGAACACGATATATAATTTCATTTGTATACAGATTGAATTATATATATTTTAATTTGTATATAATTTGACTTGTATATAAAATTAATTATATATTTGTCCAAGCTCGATTGCAGTGTGGAGTAGTTTTAGTCATCGTCTTTGAAATTAAGAGAGCCAGGTCTTAATCAGATCTGGCTTTTCTTTGTCACAAATTTTAAACAATATTATTCAGGAGCAATGCAAACTGAATCAGTTGAGATCGTCACCACGAAAGAGAAGTTTTTTAGGGAGTATTTGATTCTTAAAAAACCGATAATTGAAAGTATCCTATGGAAGATCAATAGAAAAAAAACCAGCTTGAGTGATATACCGCTACAGATACTCGCTGAGTTGCTTTACTATAATGATCAATACAAGGATGAAACAGAAGAGATAAAATGGGAGATAGTATTCTCCAGAGATGTGAAGTTGAAAATTGCCAGTAAGCTTGGTTTGAAAGAGCACCATCTTAACAATTATCTTTCACAACTCAGAGCGATTAAGGTTCTGGATGGAAAAAAGATAAGGAGCGTATTTATTGTCTATCCAAATGACGGGAGGGAGTTGAGTTTCAAATTTCAGTTGAATGGACATAAGGAGTAAGAAGTTTACACATCTGGTTAAGGATATTGCTCGTAGAAACCAGACTGATCCGGACATAGTTCGTAATGTAATTATATCTCAGTTCGAATGTGCCCGGTCATATATGAAAAAGGCAAATGTAAAAGATGAGTACTTTCCATACATACTACTACCTTATCTTTTTACATTTAAGATATTGCCCAAGAAGAAAAAGTATTATATTAATAAACTGAAAAATCAATTAAAGGATGTTCGAGCTAAAAGAAGGGAATCCAACAATTGAAGCAAAGGCACTGTTTGTGCCAGAGTTTAAACGAATATGGGACAGCGACAAGTCCAGGGATAAGGCAAGAGCCATAATGGAGCTTGCCTATGTTTATTTTATGGCAGATTATCTTTCCGAATATAATATATATGGAGAAGAGAAAGCAGCAATGGTTGGTCGTGAGATCATGAAGGATGATAAATACGAGCCCGATGAATTTATCCAAGAAGCTATTGTAAAGTATGAAGCGATGCAGGAAACCTACTCCATGCGCTATCTGAAGAACGTTCGGGAAACGGTTGACTCGCTTATGGAGTTCTATGGCGAACTATCATTCAAGAAAGGTGATGATGCCAATAAATATAATCCCAAGGCGCTGACAACAGCACTCAAGGATGTAGAAGCAATCGTTGAGAAAATTGAGAAATGGGAGAAGAAAGTGCGTGGTGAGGATGATGATATGCAGATCCGTGGTGGTGGACATGTTGGTATATTTGAAGATCCACAGAAGGCAACATGGTTAAAGAATAAGGATAATTAATGGAAGAGGTTGCACCGGATATAATAGAGAATGGGTATTTTAAGAGTACGCCCCATTATAACACTGAAGAGTTCTGTGAGTCAGCACTACACTTCAAGGAGTTTGGTCGCTATACGAATTATCCACCAAACTCACACTCCTCAAGCAAGTACTACAAGTTTTGGGAAGAGGAAGCCAGAAGATCAGTATATGGATATAATATAGGCCGGGATTGGATACCCGGCTATTTTTATTGGTATCTGAACTATTCTCCCATTTATAAAGCTGTTGAGATTAAAGAGGAAGATGGAGTTGTTGTTAATATGGAGGCTCTATTACAGCAGGCCCAGGCAGATCGTGAGTGGGACTTCCCTGATTTTTGGGACGGCGATTATCAGTATTATCATTATCTGGAGCAAGCTGAAAAATATGGTCAACATGCAGCAATCATTAAAACTCGTGGTCGTGGGTATCAAGAACCAAATAGTGAACCTGTTCTAACTCCTATAGGCTTTGTGTCTATGGGAGATTTAAGAGAAGGTGATTATGTAATAGGAAAGTTAGGAGTGCCAGTTAAGATACTCGAAGTGATACCTCAAGGTAAATGTGATGTTTATGAAGTTGAGTTTCATGATGGGAGAAAGGTGCGTTGTGGTCTTGAGCATCTATGGGGAGTCTACAATACGAAAGGTAAGTATAATGTTGTTACTACAGAATATTTATTAAGTCAGAATCTTAAACAGCACAAAGATACAAGCAAGTCATCTTACTCGTATAAAGTACCATCTATTTTTCCCGTCAAATTTGATGAGAAAGAATATAATATAGATCCATATCTTCTTGGTCTATTAATAGGTGATGGAGGAATCTCTGGAAGTCAAATTAAATTTTCGACTGCAGATACCGAGATATTATTTTACATGAACTTTTTGCTTGGTTCTAATTATAATCTTGCAAAAGATAAGTGGACCGATTATGGATATATTATTAAATCAAAGATTCAGGGGTATCATAAGTTAATGCGTGATATTAAAAAGTTGAAACTTAATGTTAAATCCTATAATAAGTTCATTCCAGATGAATATAAATACGGGTCCACAGAACAACGTACAGAGCTTGTCAAGGGACTTATGGATACTGATGGAACTGTTAGCAAAGCTGGAAATGCACGATTCACAAGTAGTTCTGAAACTCTCATTGATGATCTTGCTTGGATTTTAAGAAGCCTTGGAATTCGATGTAAGAAATCAAAAACAAATCTTGGCGGGAAATTAACTGATTTTGGAAATGGTAATAAATCAATAGTTAGAGATACTTGGGTTTTATCTATTACAACTTATTACCAAATATTTAAACTACAACGAAAAGCAAAAACACTTGAGAATGCTATTGCTAACAGAAAACAACAGCATCAGGATAGAATAGGTATTAAAGCAATTAAAAAACTTAATTATAAAGAAGAATCAACCTGCATCTATATAAACAGTAAGGATCATCTTTATTTGACAACTAATTTTATTCCAACACATAATTCATTCAAAGGTGGAGGGATGTGTAATAGGAACTATTATCTTATCCCCGGATCCAAGTCCTATGTATTTGCAGATGAAAAAGAATATCTGGTTAGTGACGGGCTTCTTACTAAAGCCTGGGAGATGATGGACCATGTGGAGCAATACACTCCATGGGGAAAGCGTAGGCAGCGTCATGATTCAATAATGCATAAAAGATCTTCCTACTATTATGAGACTGGAGGATTAAGAATAGAAAGAGGATTCAAGAGTGAGATCATCGGAGTTACTCTTAAGAACAACTGGAACAAGGCTCGTGGTAAAAGGGGTAAATTGATATTGTATGAAGAATCAGGGAAGAATCCTCATCTTATCAAAGCCTGGAATATATCCTTGAAGAGTATGCAGCAGGGACGCTTGACCTTTGGGTTGCAGTGCGCCTTTGGTACTGGAGGTACAGAGGATGTAGATATCATGGGCCTTGAACAGTTGTTTTATGAAGGTGGAGCTTACAATGTTCATCTTGTTCCCAACATATGGGACGATGCAGCATCTAATGGCAAGTGTGGACATTTTGTATCCGTAGAGCAAAACCTTGAAGGTGCTATGGATAAAGATGGTAATAGCATCAATGATATCGCTCGTCAGCTTACAGATGCATCCCGGGACCATGTGATAAAGGCGACAAAGAATCCTGAGACTATAACAAGGTTTATTGCTGAAGAGCCACGCAAGCCACAGGAGGCTATCATGCGCCTGGGAGGAACGATCTTCCCGATCAATGATCTTAAGGAGCATCTGAACCATCTTCGCTCCAGCCCTGAAGATTTTGAGGATCTTGAATATGTTGGAAAGCTTTCGCTTAACCTGGAGACTGAGAAGTATGAATGGAAACTGGATCCAACAGCAAAACCTATTCGCGTTTACCCGCAGACCGATAAGAAGAATATCGAAGGTGCCATTGTGATTTATGAACATCCGGTGGCAAATTCTGAAGGTATTATTCCTCATGGGATATACCTGGCCGGTAATGATACTTATGATCATGATGAATCAACAACCGATTCATTGGGAAGCACTTTTATAATGAATAAGCTTACCGAGCGCATTGTAGCTGAATATACCGGAAGACCAAATACAGCCAATAACTACTATGAGAATGTGCGCCGGTTATTATTATACTATAATGCGAAGTGCAACTATGAGAATAACTGGAAGGGATTGTTCACATACTTTAATGGTAAGCATCATGCTCACCTTTTATGTGATACTCCTAAGATCGTTCATGATAAGATCTTTGATAAGTCCTTACTAAACCGTGGCGCTGGAACACCAGCCACATTGCCGATCAAAAAATGGGGCAGGGAGCTCATTCTAATATGGCTTACATCGCCCGTTGCTCCAGGGAGTGAGCGACTGAATTTACACACTATACGCAGCATACCATTATTACAGGAATTGATTTACTGGTACAAAGACGGTAACTTTGACCGTGTAGATGCATTACAGATGCTAATGATTCTTAAGGAAGATGTTCAAAATATCATACCCGAAGAGGAGCAGCAACGAGCAGCCGTTCCCGAATTCTTCTCGCGCATGGAGATGTTTCAGGAGAAAATGACTGAAAAGAGTGATCCTTTTGCAGTTATAGACAGAAGGATGCAGATTGAAAGACGATAAACATAAAATTAGTAACCATGGCAATGAGAATCACACAGTTTCCCGCACAGAAAAAAGCCCTTGCAGATAAAAATAAGAAGTGGGGGATTGAATGTGTCGAGGCTGGTGTCACAATTACAACCGGTGATAGCAGCAGGGTAAGAAAAAGCAGGGCGGCAAAAAAGATCAATTTTGATCTTATAGATGGGATTATTGATGAAAAAGATATTGAACAGGCATTTAATCCCATGGGTATTCGTGGTGTTAAGTTTCCAGCCAAGATACAGAACTATCCTATCGAGATAGCAAAGTTCAATGTCCTTAAGGGCGAAGAGGCTAAACGTAGATTCGATTGGCGATTACGATCAGTGAATGAAGATGCTATCAGTAAGAAAGAATTTGATATGGGTAACCAGATCAAAGCTCTGATAGCTGAGTCTATACAGGATCCCAATTATAATGAAGAGCAGGCAGGACGTAGGCTACGTCAGTTGCAACACTATCAGCATTATGACTATCAGGATTTTGGTGAGGTTATGGGATCCAGGATTATTGAGTATTTCTGGTATACTCAGAAACTTAAAGAGATATTTTCTTCTGCCTTTTATGATGTGCTTGTAGGTGCAGAAGAGATCTATGGTGCCGGTATCTCCCATGGTGAGCCGATGATCGAAAAAGAGAATATCCTGGGTATATCAACCTTTGGAATGGGCAATAGCCATAAGATCGAGGATTCAGATATTATCGTCAGTGATCAGTTTGTCTCTACCGGCAAGGTGATCGATGAGTTCTGGAAGGAACTTTCGGATAAGGAGATCGATGAGCTCGAAGAGGGCTCAAGAAGGAATCGATGGGGCGGCGAGGCTGTCCCTGCAGGTCCATGGAATGCTGCTGATGAATCATTGAATATGAGTAACTCACAGTTGATAACTGTAGATGGATCAGATCTTTACTCATATACAGGCAATTTTGATGCTGATGGTAATATCCGCGTTATACGTGTCGTTCGGAAATCGCGTAGAAAGATAGGAATGCTTACCTATTTTGATGAGGAGGGTACGGAGCAATCAACAATCGTTGATGAGAATTTTCCAATTAAGAACTTTGAGGGTCAGGGGTGGACTATCGACTGGCACTGGATCAATGAGTGGTGGCAGGGTTATCGTATTGGTCATGATATGTACAAGAGGATAGAGCCCCTGCCAAGGATAGGAACCAAGATGAGCAATCCTTCTATCTGCCTTCCCCCATATGCAGGAACTGTTTATCGAATCGGTGGAACGGGTATCTCACTGATGGACCGTGTGAAGCCTTATAAATATCTATATAATGTTTATATGAGGCGCACCGAGCTTGCTTCAGCACGAAACAAGGGCCGTATTGCTGAACTGGACCTGGCAGAGATCCCTGATGGTTGGGATGAAGAACTGGTAATGATGTATGCCGAGGCTAATGGTTATATGATCAAGGATTCATTTAAAGAAGGGAAGAAAGGAAATGCTACCGGCAAACTTGTTGGAACTGTTAAACAGCGTGGATCCGATGTCCTACAGCTGGATTCAGCTGATGTGATAAGAGCCAACCTGGAGCTTGCCAGATATGTTAAATCTGAACTTGCTGAGGTAGCCGGTGTCTCCCCACAACGTGAGGGAGATATTGGCAACCGTGAGACAAAGGGTGGAGCGGAGCTTGCCATTACCAATAGTTCCCACGTTACCGAAGAGTGGTTCTCCCTTCATGATAATACAAAGCTTCGTGTAATTGAACTTCTTGTTGAGACAGCCAAGCATGCCTGGAGATATGCAGAGGGCGATGCTGCAAAGAAACTGCAGTATGTTGATGATGGTTTAATAACACAAACGATTACCGTTGATGGTAGGCGCTTCGCTGAATCAGAATATGGATATTATGTATCTGATGGTCGGAATGATGCTGAGTTGATAAGTGCAATTAAAACCCTGGCACAAGCTGCTCTGCAGAATGACAAGGCTACCTTTAAAGATATATTCTCAATCTATCGTGATACATCCGTTGCCAGTATGATAAAGAAACTCGAAGCCAGCGAACAGCAGGCTAACGAGCGTGAGGATGATGCACGTAAAGAAGCCATTGAGAGCCAGGAGAGAGTTCAGCAAGCTATCAATCAGTTGAAGCAAATGGAGATGGAGCAGAAAGAGAGAATCGAGTTTGGCCGTATAGAGGCTGATATTATGCAGACAGAGATGGAGATTCTTGGTAAGCTTGAGGAAGCACGTATCAAGCAGGATAAGGGTGAGGATACTGAAAAGTTACAACTTGAGCTTACTAAATTGAATAAGAATCTGGAGCAGAAACGTAAGGAGATGTTAGCACGTTCAGAGCAGTTCTATGCGGCTCTAAAATCGCAAGAGAAGAGAACGGGCATGCAAATAAAAAGCAGTGAAAAGATAGCGAGAATGCGTCCTGCGAAGCAAAGTGTATAATTTAATTATATATAAAAAAATTATATATTTTATCTATATATCGTTTTATATAGGAGTGGTGATACTCTTGAAATAGTATTATTTATTAATTAAAATTGTAAATATTGAAAGGAGATTAAAATGGCAGACACAAAAGCAGCAGAAGACACTCGATCTACTGATGAGCAATTGTTTGACAACATGAACTTTGATGGGATGGATGACTTGATCACTGTTGATGCCCCCGAGGAAGAATTACCAGCGGAGGCTCAAGAGGAGGTTGACAAAGGCGGAGGTGGAGAACCGTCAGGAACTAATGCCGATGATCCCCCTGATGATGATGATGAGGGGAAAGAAGGTAAACCAGCAGAAAAAATAGATGATACAATCATCGTAGATAAAGCAACATCAGCAGCAAAGGAGGAAAAAAAAGAACAACCCAAAGGCGGTGAAAAACCAAAGGAGGGTACAGAGGCCAAGGAAGGCGAAGAGAATTTATCTCCGATGTATCTCCATGCTGCGGCTCTTCACGAAAATGGCCTCTTACCCGACTTTGATCTTGAATCCATCAAGGAGCTTAAGACCGAGGATCAGGCTGTCAAGATCAATGAGCATATCCAAACTAACATCGATGCCAGTATCAAAGAAGGTATTGATGCTGAATTAGTAAAGCTTGGAGAGGCGAAACAGATCTATGACGATATCAAATCCGGAGTAGATCCACAATCTCTACAGGAAAACCTTTCTCTGGAAGAGACATATGGTAATATCAAAGTTTCTGAACTTGAGGAGAGTGAGGAGAACCAGGAGGCTATCTATTCCGATTCTCTTTATATGAAGGGATTATCCGAGAAAAAAGTTAAGCAGCTTATACAGGTTGCAAAGGATAACGAATCACTTCTTACAGAAGCTACTGAAGGACTCAAAGAGATACAGAAAGAGATAACCAAGGAGCGTGATGATCTAAGAAATACCGCTAAAGTAGAGAAGGAGAAGAGGGATAAGAAGAATTCGGAGACACAGGAAAAGATCAAAACCGCTGTTTCTGGCACTAAGGAGATAATCCCGGGCAAGGAGCTCACCAAAGCAGAGCATGATCAGCTTATTAAGGATATGACAGTCCCTGTAAGATATGCTGATAATGGTCAGGGTGGTCAGATTCCTATAAGCCGCGTCATGGAGCTTCGTGCTAAAGATCCGATTGCTTTTGAGATGAGATTGAACTACTTCATATCTCAGGGGCTTTTTGATAAAGATCCGAAGTTCGATGATCTGGTTAAAAGTGCTAAGACAAGTGCTTCAAAGGAGTTTATTAAAAAGATGAGTGGCGATAAGTCAGAAGCACAAGGGGAGGCAGCAGTTACGAAGAAAAAAGAAAAAGAAGAACAAGATTTCGTATTTCCATTTAAGATATAAAACTATAATTCAAATCGATTTAAATTAAATCACAATGCAAAGAGTATCACCATTACAAGAGTACGAACCTAAAGATTGGGCTGGTCTAACGACCAAGAATCATTTGGGCGCGATTTATCAACTCAAGCCACAAGAGACAAGTCAATTGGTTTCGATGCTTTATAAAGCGAACCGTGGCATGAACTTTGGCATATTCCTAAAGAAATTCAACACTCTGTATCTTGATACAGATGATGATTTTCGCTGGAGATTGCAAGGTTCAGCCAAGAAGAATATTCCTCTTGTCTCCTGTACCGTGAACGGATCCGCTATTTCCTCATCCTCACAGGTGGGTAAATCCGGAGCACGTTTCACCTTGACATTCCCTGAGCAATATTTCTCAGATACCAACCTGATCGTTGGTGAGAGAAATTCAGTTTACCCGATCCGGATTGTTAATATTCCGGTTCCCAATGGAACAAACTGGGATTACGAATGTGAGCTTTTCACTGGTGATTCCAACCTGTACATTCCTTATGCAGAGCTTACCGCCGGTAAGAGGTTCTCAAAAGAATGGTCGATCGTAGAGAAGACGCTTTCCATCAAAGGTGGAACACCGACCTACACCAGCCCGTTCTCTATGAAGAACACCTTCTCGATGGTACGTATGCAGGATACCCGTCCAGGTAATATGATCTCCCGTCCGGTTGCTTTCTCCTGGAAAGCTCCCGATTCTGACGGGAAGGAACATGTGATGACGACCTGGCAGCAGTATGCTGACTGGGAGTTTGAGCAGCAGTTCCAGGACATGAAGGATAAGCTTCTGAACTTTGCAACCACCAACCGTGCAGCAGATGGAACATTCAAACAGATTGGATATTCCGGATTCAAGATCGAGCAGGGAGCTGGCCTGGAGCAACAGATCGAAGCTACCAATGTCCTTTACTACAATGATTTCGATATCGATATCGAATGGCTTACAGAGGCTATTATGGATCTGACCGATGACACTCAAGGGGGTTATGGTCAAACTCGCCAGGTTCTCATGAGGACCGGAAAGTGGGGAGCATACCTTTTCCATAAGGCAATCAAGAATTACTCAACTCTGTATCAGCCATTGAATACCGACCATCCGATCTATAAGACCGGTGATGGTTATGGATATCGTGAGAATTTTGTTGAGTACTGGGGGCCAGATGGAACACGCCTTGGTGTTATGGTCGATCCCGCCTTTGATGACAGGGAAAGGAATAAGATTCCTCACCCATCAGGCAAGGGTGTAGCTAAGTCCTACGAATTCCAGATCTTGAATGTTGGTCGCACCGGTGGTGAAGACAATATCAAGCTGGTTTTTGAAAAAGGGATGGAAGACTACATGGGATATGTTCCAGGTCTGAGAGATCCGTATCAGGTTCAGAACGAAAGAAGGTACATGGGATCACCCGAGGATGGATACACTATGCACAAAGCGTTTACCGGTGGATGCATGGTTAACGATCCTACTCGTTGTGCAACCATTCGCCCGAATATTCTTGCGAATTAATTGAACCGATTAAAAGGAGATTAAAACATGGAGATTGATTTAAGCGTTTATGGATACTCAAAGGAGATCCTTAAACTGAGAAGTAAAAAAGTAAGTGTAAAACCAATACATCGTGATGGAGGCTGGGTTGCGAGTAATCATGACTCAGCGTTCCTGAACGATGGAGCGGTTAGAGATTATACCGTTCCCTCAAAAGCACGAGGGAGAGTTCTTGTAAATCCTTGTTTTGACTTTGTTCAGGATAAAGATAAAAAGATCGATGACTGGCAAGCACTGGCTGACGAGCTCGGCCTGGAAAGCATCAGAGACTTGAATCCAAATACCCCGAAAGGTTTTTGGATGAGGGAAGCTGAATCGACTGTCAAATTAGATAAGAGGGGAAAGTACCTTAATCTAAACGACACGCGAGATTTCATTGAATATCTTGTTCTCAGGTCAAACAGTCATCTGATAGCTCCTACCTGGGCTACACGATTTGACAATGGTGAGTTTATGTTTGCCCTTGTTGAGGATGGAGAGGAAATCATTGATAAGGTTTCCAACCTGGAGGAAAAAAAGAAAGCGTATGCTTATCTTGATCAGATTGATAGTAGTGCCGAAAAGATGACGGACTTTTTATATGTCTATTATCTAACGAAGAAAGAAGCCAAGAAGCCACCTCGCAATGGAAAGGTGGATTGGCTGAAAGCTGAGATCGGAAAGATTATCGAGAATGATCTGAATATCTATCTTGGTATTCTTGATGATCCGGACTACAACCTGAAACTTCTGATTCAAAGATCAGTTGATTCTGGTGCTTTATTGAAGGACAGACATAAGTATACCTTCCCCGGCGCTGATAGCGCAGTGGGAAATCTGGAACAGCTTATTGCCTATCTGGATGATGAGAAGAACCAGACTGAAAGGATGAAATTGATGAAGCATGTGGAAGAAAAAATAGCTACAACATGACAGGCGCAGAAGCAATAGAATCGTTTTTGATTCATTACGATCTGAAGACAAGTTTTTCAGCTCAAGGATTTACCAATGATGAGATCCTGTTGTTTCTGAATAACGCCCAAGATCAATTTATCAAGGATAAGGTTTTTGGAGAGAATTTCCAGCCACCAGCTTTTGAAGATAATCAGAAGCGGGTGGTTGATATTCTCCCAATTGTTAAGAGAGGAACATTAAGTGATGCTATGGGGCATATTACAGCTGCACCTTTATACGGAGCAACAGCTTATTCGGTTCTCAAGTCTGAAATGTTTAGTAACAGAGGTCTTTATACTATAGAGTTTGAAGCAAGGATAACACGTACAAATCCTACGATGACAGATGAATATGTTCGCTGTCAATCTATAAAGACAAAGAATTTGGGGAGATTTGTTGCAAGTTCAATAAACAGAACGCATTTTCTTAATCCTAAAGTAGTGGAAGAGGATGATAAATATTATGTCATTAATGATTATTACACCACTTCTTTGGACCAGGTTCGCATAATGGTTGTATTAAGACCATATCCAATTACAGCTGCTTCAGCCGAATTTGATGGTACTTATGATAGCAATCATATGAATCTGGATACCTCTATTCATCAGGAGATCGTTGATATGGCAGTGGAGGCTGCCCTTCAGACATCTGCAGATAAAAGGTATCAAACAAAAGTCAATGAGGGTCAAATGAATACCAACTAATGAATTTACTTGATCTACAAATATTGTTTCAGCAGAAAATTACGGATGTGAATTCCATCTTTGATGAAGAGCAGCGTCCGGATACATATACTATTATCAATTATTTGAATCGCTCGATAAGTGATTATCTGAAAAAGCAATTCATGAGCTTTTCAACATTTGAGCAGCAGCTCATAGCAGTTAATCAGGCTCAGGATGATTTACGCTATCTGATAAAAACACAAGATGTTCCAGAATATTCATGGGAAACATCAAATCAGAACTGGGGATCACGAGGGAAGAGATACAGGCTACCAGATGATATGCTTATCCCATTAAGCCTCTCTTGCACAGTCACCCGTACAGAGGTGCAACCTTATACTGATCAGAAAGTCTTTGCTGAGTTTAGAAGCAGAGCACAGGCCGAAAGGCTTGTAAGAAACAGCCAGGATCATGTTATCCATATTAAGCCAATAACATTTATTGAAGATGAATTCTATATTGTAGTTGTTGGCGATGCATTTGTTACTGCTATTACAGCAGATTTCTTAACATACATGCGTAAGCCTGATAAACTTAGTTATGATTATACAGAGCTTACAGGCACCCCCAACCTTGATATTACATCCATTTCTACTGGTGTATATATGAGGATGCTTACACCAGTGACATATGTAGATACTGGAGGATCACCGGCAAATTATTTACCAGGAGATAAGGTAATCAAAGTGGGTGGTTATAATAATATGACAGCAAGGAATAACGAACCGGTGCAGATTGGTTACCCATGGGGATATACAGATACACCGGATTTCCCCGAACATATGCATGAAGATATTTTGGAACGCTCTACTCAGTTATTCTTAGAAGAGGCTAAGTTGAAACTTTTACCCAAGGAAGGATGACAGCACAAAGAGAAGGATATAGAAAATTACATCATTGGTTGGTAAACAACTTTGGTAAAGCTCATATGTGTGAGAAAGGTGATTGTAGAATTGATCAACCTAAGAGATTTGAGTGGGCATTAATTCATGGCAAAACTTATGAATATAATCGTAATAATTTTATGATGCTTTGTCCATCATGCCATAGAATATATGATTATGAAATATTGACTGAAGAGGAAAAAAGAAAATTTCATGAATGGAAAAAAGGTAGAACCCCTAATAATATTAAGAAGATTCAACAATTTACTAAAGATGGGATTCTTTTTGCTGATTATACAAGTATCAAGAAAGCTTCGGATGAAACTGGAATTTTAAGAACAGCAATCATAAATAATCTATCAGAATTATCAAAATCATCTGGTGGATATATTTTTAAATATTTAGAGCTTTGACCGCACAGCAGATGCAATATAATTTTGAGCTTAAGCTTGGTCAACAAGATCAACTTGATAAGAAATTCTCAAGCTTTGATGTGGCCATGTTCTTAAATGCTGCCCAGGATGATCTGGTTGAGGGTTTCTATTCAGCCAGGATCAATCCACAAAGTAGGTATTTTGAGATGGACGAGAGAGCCAGGGCTATGCTTGCCTTACTTATTGAAAATGCATATATTACCTCATTCACCGATGATGATGCTGCTCTTCATCCAAATGCTGTATTTGCTACTCTACCTGCAGACTTTCTTTATGCACTTAAGGAACAGTGTTCGATTTCATATTCCGATTGTGATTCTGTAACTACAACGAAGGAATCAAAAGTTCTTCCTGTTACTCATGATGAATATGTAATTAATATCGATAATGTCTATAAGAAACCCTGGAGGGATCTTGTATGGAGAATGGATTTCGGAGACACCGGAGGAAGAAAAAAGCACGAGTTGATCTACGGTGATGGTATCACTATCAGTTCATACAGGTTAAGGTATCTCAGAATACCAAGTCCAATCAATATTATTGATGGTGATGATTGTGAGCTTAATCCGATATTACATGAAGAGGTTGTTGATCGTGCAGTAAGAGCTGCCATTAGAAGTATACCAGAAGAGGTTAAACAAAACATAGAGACATGAAAAACAGATCAATTCTGGCACGTATGGCTGCCAAGAATAAAAAGAAAAAAGCTCCTAAAAAGGAAGCTAAAGCGCCAGAAGTAAAGGTTCAGATTCTTGCTAAGGATCCTGAAACTGGTGATGTAGTACACACATTTGATGATTTTGAAGCTGTTGAGGCAGCTGATTTCAGAGTAACGAATGTCAAAAGCTCTCTTAAGACTGGTAACAAATACAAGGGTCATCTTTGGGAAGTCAAAGAGTAACCTACATTTATATTAATTTAAAAACAAAAAGACATGACACAGAATGATGTAATGCAATTACTAATCGGGAAAGACATCGGCGCAGTTCCATCAGTGGCGGCTGGTAGCCCTGTTGTAGATTATTCTTCCCTTGTAGACGGAGAGGTTGCGGTTGTTAACTCACACAACATTGTGCTGGACGCATCTTCCGTTCTAACTGATGACATTGTGGCCGAGAGTGGTATTAAGCTGGTTCAGAGAAGTGGAACAGATCTTCTCCAGAGTGATCTGATCGAGCAAGATAATATCGTAAGCTACAAGGGTGTTCTGGATGCAGCCGGTGCTGAACAGATCAGCTACATTGGATACAATGGTACCGCAGGTGCTGTTGAGGTTGTAAACTCTAAACTGTATGTAATACGGTTAGGTCTTAAAGAAAAGGATCAGACAGGTCAGGGTCAGGAGTGGATCATCAATGCTCCATGGAAAAGTACAGCTTCCGCTACCGAGAGCGAGATTGCTAACGGTCTTGCCCTTTCGCTTGCCAATGCAGTAAATCGTCAGGCAGTCAAGCCTATGAAGATTGAGCTTATTGCCAATACTGCCCATGCAGCTACCGGAGCCTTTGATAACGACACCACTGTTGTTAATGGTGAGAAGATGGTTACTGTTGGAACGAATCTGCAATATGACTCTGCAGCCGGAACATTGGCAGTGGGTGACTTTGTAAGGTTCTCAGCTGCACCAGCCGTTACTGGTTCTGCTGTGACTGATGGTATCTATAAGGTAGTGGAGCTGGTGAGTGCCACTCAGTTCAACGTGGATCGTCCAATCGAAGCGGCCAGTGGATCGTATACCTCAGCCAAAGCAGTAGCAACAGTACTTAATACTACCAAGATTGCAGCTGCTGACTTCGGAATCCGGATGACTGGTATAGCCAGGGCATTCACTCCAGGCAAGTTCAGATATTCCAAGGTGGAGTTTGAGATCGGCCTGGATAGCTCCGAGTCCTTTGGAGATACTCCTGTCACGCTCGATACCCCCATGAGCCTTGGTGCAGGGACATATGAGCAAATTGCCGAGCTGGAGTGGGAGCTGGAAGGAAACCGTGGATCAGAGTATATGGGTGACTTTATGCAGCCGACACCCAAGACGGATGCTGATAGTACAGCTACCTATGATCAGATTGGTATTACCTACTATGGGGATCGCCCAACAAGTGGCGTTGGCGCTACTCCGCGTAGGCACAAGCAACTGATCCTTGCTCTGGCAACTGGATTTGCAAACGATGAAGCTCCGGATATCGTAGCTGATGTTCTGGATGCTTATAGCACTCAGTCTTCAGGGGTAGGTGTATAAGATCCTTTCTTTTTGATATATACAGAGGGGGAGGAAGGAACATTTTCCTTCCCCTTCTTTTAAGTTTAATTAATTCAAAAAGATAAGATATGTTTACACCAGACCTTGATCTCCAAGTTGTAACGAGATGTACCAAGTTTCGGATCATTGATAATACTGGTGTTGATACAGGTGATGGCGATAAATGGGATGGCGTATCCGGATTGGATAGCTCAACTCTGACAAGTGCCATTATTCGTGTTGTAAATCCATCAGCAGTATATTTTGATTTTGATGTACTATCTCAGATTGTAAATCCAGTAACCGGTCCTATTAAATTCACTGATTGTACAGGCACTCGTGTAGATGGCCTGCATAATCTTATATATCGTCTTAAGACTGTAGACAAGGCTATTTCAGCCTATGCTGATTATAATGCAACTGTTCCTAATACTACAAAAGTTACATCGGGTACACATGATATGGTAACGGGAAACTATGTCAGTATCTCGGGATCAGAAATTTACGAAGGAGAGTATTATGTTACAAAGATTGATACGAATAACTATTATATCTCCAAGGCATTTGTATCAGACGATGGTGCCAGCACGGGTACAACGATGTATGTTAACTATTTCTATCCATATGTATATTGTGAAGCAGAGGCCGGAATAGATAAGATGCATGCAAATGTATCAATGATGGTTGCTGGTGCAGACAGAGATAAATATCTTAGAGATGCTGAGACAGCTAAGGGATTGCTTAATTCATTGAAGAGTGCAATGACTTCATCTAATACCACAGCTTTAGATGCTATCTTAGCTGAGATTAATCAGATACTAAGTATTAATAGTGTTGATCCTCAAATTTAATACTTATGCCAACAGGTGCACAAATGCTTGGTCCCTCTCCTTCTCTAACGGGAGGACAGACATACATAGAACCTTCCCATCCGGATGATAAGAATATTATCCTTCTTGGATATGAAGATCAAGCTTCCATTGCCAGGGGTTCAACTGGAGGAATCGGTCCTGCCGGTCCCACCGGGCCCCAGGGAGCGACAGGTGCATCTGGTACAGCATCTACTGGCCCCGCTGGACCAACGGGTAGTGTTGGTCCTGCTGGTGCATCAGGTCCTACAGGATCGATAGGTGCTACAGGTCCCGCTGGGCCTACCGGAGCAATAGGTGTTACGGGTAGTATAGGATCTACTGGTGCTCTTGGTGCAACGGGCGTAACAGGAACGGTCGGTCCTACGGGAGCTACCGGTCCAAGTGGCCCTACAGGAGCACAAGGACCGACAGGTATAGCTGGTCCAACGGGTGATTATGGCCCCACAGGTGCTGACTCAACAGCAGCTGGACCCACTGGACCGCAGGGTACAGGGCCAACAGGACCGCAAGGTGCTACAGGATATGCTGATCGGTATGCAGCTACATCTTCATCTACAACAGTTATTCCTACCTCACATCCAACAGGAGTTGATATGGTCATATCGATTGATCGTGCTTATACTGTTGGACAGGATATTGTAGTTGCAAATACTATTAACACATTATTTACTGGAGTAGTTGTTAATTATACAGCATCTACAGGAGAGTTATCTATTAACTCAAGCAACAATACAGGAACTGGCACATATTCAGAATGGTATATAAACCTTGAGGGAGGAGCCTATACACCTGGTCCCACAGGACCGAACAGCACAGGGCCCACTGGTCCGACAGGCGCTGGGGTAACAGGTCCTACGGGTCCAACTGGTATAAGAGGTATTACAGGTACTGATGGCGTTACTGGTCCCACTGGTGCTGATGGCGCAACAGGCCCTGCAGCAACAGCAGGATTTACTGGCCCAACAGGTCCGACCGGTCCTACGGGGCCAACGGGTGCAGGCGAGACAGGTGCACAGGGACCGACAGGTGCAGACTCCACCGCTCCCGGTTTATCAGGCCCTACTGGGGCTACAGGTGCCACTGGTGCAGCCTCAACTGCTGCTGGCCCCGCTGGACCCACAGGTGCCGATGGCCCAACGGGAGCCGCTGGACCAACGGGTAATGATTCGACTGTTTCTGGACCCACTGGCCCAACAGGATCTACGGGAGCAACAGGAGCAACAGGGGCTACTGGGCCTATAGGAGCGACAGGAGCTGACTCTACAGTACCTGGGCCAACTGGACCCACAGGAGTTACCGGTGCTACAGGTGCTACCGGTTCTACGGGACCTACTGGATCTATTGGTTTAACAGGGGCAGCTGGACCTACGGGGGCTGATTCTACGGTGCCTGGTCCTACTGGTCCGACAGGTTCGCCTGGAGATACAGGACCAACGGGCGCTGGAACAAGTTATACGTTTGATAATGGTCTAACTGAATCAGGTGGAACAGTTGTTCTTGGAGGAACAGCACACACGGATATTAGTATAATTCCTGATGCAACAGCATATTTTAATTTAGGTACAGGATCTGATTATTATAGAGGAATTAACTTAAATACTGAACGATGTTCTGCAATAGTAGAAACTTATGAGAATTTAGGTGATAATTATAGAGTTGGTCTTTATTATAACTACTTAACATTTGAGAGTGAGATCGAGATACTGAATGGTGATATATCTATTCAAGCTCTTGTAGATGGTACTGGTGGTCGTGTACTTGCAAGTACTTCTAATTCACAACTTGAATACATAGAGAATGGTATAACAAGAACTATAGCCATCTCTTCTGTAGATATGGTGATATATGATGATCTTACTAAGATAGGACTCGTCTATAATGAAGATTATTCTAATACGGGTTCTACAGATGATCGCTGGATTCCTGATTATGGAGCCGTTAAAGCATATGTAGATGCAGCTACAGGTGGGACAGGCGCGGCAGGACCAACAGGGCCAACAGGAGTTTCTGGTCCTACAGGTGCAACCGGTCCTACTGGTTCAGGAGCGAGTTATACGTTTGAAAATGGTCTAACTGAATCGGGAGGAAATGTTGGGCTTGGAGGAAATGTTACAGGAAGTGTACAGATTATTAATAATGATGGTAGTGGTTCAATGTATATTGGTACGACTGGATCATCTTTTGATAAGATATATTTATATGGAGGAGGTGGTAAGACATATTTACATATAAATACCGAAGTATCAGAAGTAAGTCAGAATAGAATTGAATTGGTTAATGATGTAACCGGTTATCAAGGAAGGGTTTATGTAGAATCATCATCTGCACTTTTATCATCAACAGGGTCTGGTTTACATGCCCGTGTTGCCTCTACCATTAGTGGTTCTTTAATGGAATTCAATCAGAATACAGGGGCTGTTACAGGATCAGCACAGATAAATGTGACTATAGGTGGTGTTCGAATATATGATGAAATAGATAATAGAGGTGCTTATTATGCTGAAGATTATTCTGTTAGCGGTCCCGCAAATTATGGTGATCGTTGGATACCAGACAAGGGTTATGTAGATAGTGTTGCTGGAGGTACTGGCTCAGCAGGACCAACCGGACCAACAGGATCAGCGGGAGATGCTGGTGCTACTGGTCCCACTGGACCAGCAGGATCAGGAGTATCCTTTGGTGATACAGGACAGATACCATATACCAACTTAGGTACAACAGGTTTTTCATATTCATCCGGATTAAGGTACGCTGGTTCTGATCTAATAGTTGGTGGTGATATAGCTATCCCACAAGAGAGTTTATTCTATCTTGATGGACATGGTGGTAACAGTTATATACAGGATCATCCTACAGCTGGAACAAGATTTTATGTTGATGGTACAATATGTCTGACCTTGGCTCCAGCAATTGAGATAACGATACCAAATAACATGCCTCTAAAACCAGTATCAAATGGCAATGGAAGTATAGGCACGAGTACTGTACGATTTGGTTCTGGTTACTTTGATACCTATTATATTGGTGGTAGCAATACATCTTTAGGTCTTACAGGTACTAATATGGCTCTAACAGATGCTGTTGTTGGAACTGTTACTCTATCTGAATTAGCATCAAGTGATACTCCAATGTGTATACTTGGTAAGAGTGATACAGCAGGTCAGGATATCGGTGGTACAGCTGGCACAGAGGTTTGGTGGACCTGGGATGAGCAGGATAAGGTAGACTCCATCTATTCACATAGTGGTGTCTCTAATCCTGAGCGGATAGTAGTTAGTGAGACTGGTTGGTACGAGGTTTCCTTTGTTGGTGGGGTACAGAATGCTGGTGCAGGTAGGGTTACTATTATGGGTATACATAGAGTAAATGGCGGTACTACTCAACATAAGGGTGGTTTGCGTAACTATGGTAGAGGTTCTGGCTATGGTAATCTATCTGCTGCTATAATTGCTATTATACAACTTGATACTGATGATTATGTTGAAGTAGGCACTAAAGTAACAGTCACTGAGGGTGAATACGAAATGTTCACTAATTCAAGCAGTTCATCTGGTGAGATAAATGATGAAGAGCATACCTTTATACTTAAGAAATTGTCATCTTAATAACAATGAAAAAATATTTTACATATACATTAATTAATAAATCGCAACATGGAGAAAGTTGAGAAAACAATTTGCCTTTGTGCAATAGTTAAAAATGAGGAGAAGATCTTTCCGAGACTGATAAACTCGTGTAAGCATCTCCTGGATTATTGGATTGTCATAGATACAGGATCTACTGATAATACAATAGCCATTGTAAAGGAACAGCTTGAAGGGATCCCCGGAGAGATCCACGAGAGTCCCTTTATAAATTTTGGTCATAATAGAACCGAGCTGGTTCAAAAGGCTAAGGGAAAAGCCGATTACCTCTTATTGATGGATGCTGATATGATGATCGTTGCTGATAAACGATTTAATAAATCGGACCTGGCAGCAGATATGTACCAGATAAGATATGAGGGAAATATTGACTTCTCACAACCACTATTCGTTTCTGGTCATATAGACTGGTTCTATGAGGGATATACTCATGAGTATCTTACCACTAAAGGAAGCTTTAAAGTGGAGACACACCCCTTCTTAAGGGTTAGTCATGGTTATGATGGTGGATCCAGGGGGGATAAGTATAACAGGGATATTAAACTTTGTACTCAAGAGATAGCTGACCATCCTGGACGTAGCCGCCCACACTTTTATTTGGGGCAAACGCATCAGAATATGGGGAACTACGATGAGGCTATCAAAAGTTATCAGAAAAGGATCCAGATGGGTGGATGGGCCGAGGAGATCTACTATTCGCTTTATCAGGTAGGTATCTGTTTGTATCTATCAAAGGATATTGATAGTGCTATATTGCAGTTTACCGAGGCTTATAACACCAGACCTATTCGTTTTGAGGCATTATTCATGATGGGTCAGCTGTTCAGGGAGAAGAAAAAGTATTCGGTTGCAAAGATATTCTTCGAAAAGGTCCTCAAGATGCCATATCCGAAGAATGATATCCTGTTTATTCACCGTACACAGTATGATTACCTTGCTGATTTTGAACTTGGGATATGCAACTATTGGCTTGGACAATATAAAGATGCTGAAAAACATGCCAGCAGGTTGCTAAATCGTAAGGGCATAGATCCTAATGTAGAGAAGCAGAACCTGCAGAACTATAAGTTCATAAAAGGGAAGCTGGCGCTTCAGAAAGCCAATAAGAATGATATCGTATACGTAAGTATGTATACCCATGGCACTCCCTATGAGCAGGAGGTTAAGGTTCTGGATGCATCATTGAGAAAACATAACCTATTCTTTGAGATCGTGGGTATACGTCCACAAGGATCCTGGATAAAGAATACTCAGATGAAGCCCCAGGTGATCCTTCAGGAGATGGATAAGCATAATAAGGATGTTGTATGGCTCGATGCTGATGCTGAGGTAATGGAAAAGCCTGTTTTCTTTGATACTATTAAGACCGATCTTGCCTTCCACGCCCTTACATGGCGAAAAGGAACACCAGATGAATTTCATGAGATACTTGTTGGAACACTTTATTTTAGGAATAATGATAAAGTAAGGGATTTCCTGAGAAAGTGGATATCTATCAATGAGCAGGTTGATAAACCCGATGGAGAAACATTCCAAATGCTTATGAACGATGCAAAAGGTATTGGTGTTACTGAGCTGCCTGCAGAATATGTACGGATCTTTGATTCAGAACACATGAAAGGTGTTAAGCCTATTATCATGCATAACCAGGCATCAAGAAGATTTAAGGAGATTGTAAATACTGGCCTTGATCCGGATAACCTTATATTCTCATTCATTAATGATCGGATCAATGGTGAGGATAGCTGCTCTGTTATTGGTAATGGTCCATTTAGTTCAGACCTATCCAGGGAGATAGACAACTCCTTTGTGATGAGATGCAATAATTTTAAGAAAGGGGAGGATTATGAACCGATAGGTGATCGTGTTGATCTGAATATATCCTCACTTTATCATGAGATTATACCATCTACGAGGGTTGACTACCCGATATTCGGTGTCCTTCCCATAAGTGAGACATTGTATCAAAAGTATACAGAAGCCAAACAGATGCATAATGCATGGGCCCATAACTATGATAAGTTGATTTCCTTGGGCAATACGGTTTGGACCTATAATGAGAAGGATGATTATTCAAAGCTGTTTTCTGAGGTAGCAGCACATATAAATGCGTTTCCAACTGTGGGTATACTGGGTATTGCAACGGCCAGAAAGCTCGGGTTTAAGCGTATTATACTCACTGGATTCACATTCTTCCAGTCAGAGAAGTCTCATTATTGGTCCGATATTAAGATTAATCCATCTAATCACCATGATCCAGTGGCTGAAAAGAACCTTATTCGTCATTGGATTGATAATGATGATATCGAATATGTACTGGATGAGAAGCTAAAAGAAAATTTATACCAGGATGAAACTGTTAGACACGACACAGCTGAATGAGGATATAGGGATCATTCAATTGCTACACGGTAGGCTTGGCTTGGATCTTGCCAATGCCATGGCCTACCATACTGGTAATTTTTGGTTCGTTGAGTTCCTCAATACTAAGAATATCTTGATAGGAAACTACCTTGAGATACTCAATCTATACGAGATTGTTGGAGATGCAACGGTTACTGACGCATATAATGTACTCAGTATTGCAGAGATCGAGAGTATTATTGATGATTGTTATAGACAGTTAGAGAAGTATAATGTCGTTTGATAAGGAAATATTAAATCGCCTTGAGGCGAAGTTTTGGGATTATCCGACTGATGTTGATGAGATGCGTATAACATCATACGATGCTAACTTTAATCCCTTGGTAATTGAATATTATTTTTCTGGTACTTTGAAGTTTATACACGAAATAGAATACGATGTAGACGGTAATCTTACTAAGAAGAAATTGATAAGAAAATAATGATTAAGATAGATCTTATACAGTGGAAGCAATGTATGGAGGGAATGAGTAGAGGAGATATCCCTTCATTCATTCAAATGAACCGTCAAGACGGAGATAACAGTATCCGTGAATATTTTGACGGAGATACAGTTGTTATGAGAATGACCGTTTATGCAGCAAACACCGATGCACCCGGTTATGAGAACAAGCGGTTGTTTGAAGCCATAAAAGATATTTTACAAAAGGTAAGTTATATATACATCCCTACTGAAGAGGAATATGAGCAATGGGATGAAAGAGATTTTCAGGAGAATTGGAGTGTGGCCGCTTATGAGATAGCCAAACAGGAAGGAAGAAGTGTAAAACCAGAAGATTTTAAGAGATGAGTTTTACCATACCAACAGCAGTACTTTTAATGCAGACGGATTGGGACGTTGATGCAAGGGCCAGAGGTGTAATTACTACTCAGCCCGGAACACGGAACTTAAAGGTAAATGGTTCCCTTCCATTAACCGGGGCATCTGCAACGGGCTTTGTTCATGCAAGTGATGGAAACATACGAGGTGTATGGTGGGAGTTTCTTGCTACTGGTGGATACGATGTTTCTTCCGAGACAAAGTTAATGGTTGGTAATTGGCAATTCAATGCTCCTAATCGTGTAGAGCATGATACCCTGGCTAATGATGGATTTTTCTTTCAACTTGGTTGCGGAACCGCTTCACCACCTATAGTATGGAGACGGTGGGTTGTTAGCGGTAATGATACAGTAGGGGGACAAGCCAGAGAAAATCCAAAGATGTTTGTTATTGACCTTAGTGACACTTCGTATGATTCGTCATCTGGTACATGGGATAATACTGATATTGAATGTTGGGGGAGCGGAGGCGTGCAGGCTCATCTTGGGGGTACTACTATGCAATGGTTCTTCGCCAGACTCTTTATTTTTGATACTACAAAGGGGGCAACTAATATTCCACGTTTTACAGGATCAGGATCAGATTGGGATGATGTGATTACAGCGATGGGAACGGGGTATAACAGCAAGACCACAGACGAATGGTTGAAGCGAGAGGGAACTATCTTTTCATTAGCCTGTCCAATTGAGATCGGAAATAATTCGACCATTACCACATTTAATGATAATGGCGTTTCTGTCTTTTGGTCTAATCACAATGACTCAACAGATCCGAGGGTGCGTGTTACGGAGAATGCTTTCAGGGTATATCTCAATCTTCGAAACAATGCAGCTGACACGGCTACATTTTCAGGATATTATGATTGTGGTAATAGTTATCCACCTTGGGACTTTGATCAGGATGATGCTGCAGTAGTAACATTTAGCAATCCAACGTTTAATAGAACAGGAGAATTCAGGGTAGGATCAAGTATTACAGGTCCTGCTACTTTCAATGATTGCGGAATAGTACATTATCAGGATTCAAGCGTTGATCTGGATGGATCAACATTTAAGAATCCTCATGGAACCCATTTAATTAGTTTGCCATGAGTTTTGCACTACCTACAGTGAAGGATTTATGTAATATCACGCGGGGCGCGACAGACCCCAAGTGGTTGGCAAATATTAATTCTCCGACTAATACAGGTACTAAAGCTCAAGGTAGTCTCCCTATCACGGATGTTGCTACTGAGTTTGATGGAAATACTAATGGTGCGACAAAGGGGTATGCAAAAGAGTTTGAGAATGGACAATCTCCTGTTTACGATGTTTCTACAGATACAAAGGTTATGCTGTGGCATAACCAGTTTAATGCACCAAACAGGATCCAGGTTGATTCAGTAGCAAATGGTGGCGTAAGAATACGGATTTATTCAGGCACAGGTTCACCTCCATCTACATACAGAGAATTTTATGTTGGTGGAAGTGATACACCCAATGCCGAATGTTGTAAAGGTCAATATCCTTATGTTATAGATTTGAATGATTCAAGTAATGATGCATCAAGCGGCACATTTGATAATACAAGTGTTACCAGTTTTGCCATCTTAACTACAAGGTTGAACTTGGCAGGAACATCTTCAAATTGGAATTATCAAGGTAAGTTATATGTGCTGGACACTACAAAAACATCTATTAGCACTCCAACATTTAGCGGATCGGGTAGTAAGATAATTGATGCAGTGACTACAATACAGGGTACTGACTATACAGATAAATATGGCAATTGGGTCCGCAAGATTGGTGATGTAATTTTTATTGATATGCCTTTTAAGATTGGGAACAATTCAACCATTACTACTTTTGATGATGAGGGGAAAACGGTTATTAGTCCTAAGAGTAATGATACGGCGGATCCAAGAGTGAGAGTTACGACTCAGGCATTTCGGGTTTACTTGTATCTCCGAAACAATGTTGCAGATACAGCAACATTTTCTGGAACATATATATGGCAGACAAGGGCAGCGTGGGATTTTAATCAATCCGATAGTGCTGTTGTGACATTCAGTGAAGCAACTTTTACAGGGATGGGTACATTTTCAGTAGGATCAAGTATCTCAGGAAATGCCACCTGGGATGATGTAGATAAAGTAACAATGAATGCAAGTGCAGATTTGGATGGAAGTATATTTAAGAATCCTCATGGAACACATCTTTTAAGTATAGGCTAATGGCGGTAATGACATTATCAGATATGAGATTTGAAGGTTATTCAGGGGCTTATGCTGTTGAAATAACCTCAGCTGGTACGTATACATTTGATAATTGTTATTTTGATATGTCAGGAACATATGCTATTGAGATTGATTCAGCTGTTACAGGAGATGTTACTATTATATTAACCAATGGTTCAACAATTCTTACGACTTCTGATGTTGATAATAATGGTTCTGGAGGCTTAACAATATTTAGTACTGCAATAGTATCAATGACCGTTTCAGATGAACTTGGTGTATCTGTTACTGGGGCTTACGCATATATTGATAAGGATAACACATCACCCTATATAATGAATGAGACAACATCAACACCCGATGGAGTGGCAGAAGCATCGTGGACAGGCGGAGCTATAACAGGTGCAACATGGAGAGTGAGAAAATATGGATATAAACCATATAAGGCTATTGCTGATATACCAGCAACGGGCGAGAAAGATATACCCGTTACACTTATTGTAGATCCACAACAAACATAAACACAACTTAATAATATACGATTATGAGCTTTACTTCTTCAGACTGGACAATTAGTTATTCCGCTAAAACCGTTACAAATGACGATAGCGGAACAGGAAACAATATCCCATCAGTATACGGGGATAAAACTTATGTTGGGCCGATTCTCGAATTCTTTCAATGGCTTGCTACAGAGTTTGCAGCTACGGCGCAGATGGATGACGACTATGCTATTGTATCCGATACACCGACAGTGTATCGTTGGCTCAATGGTTGGACCTTCGGGCATGCGGATGACTTTAAGTATCTTGAAGGTGGGTCTATTGTGGATCCATCAGGCTCAGGTACTGCGACCGCTGATTCACTATGGGCTAATCTATATTCCATTGGTACTCAGGAAACAGGCACTCAGCTGTACCTGATACAGGACGATGCTGAGGTTACTCCCTGGTGGATAACTGGAAACATTGATATCCTTGTTCTTGTTAAGGATACGGGTGTATGGGTCCAATCAGATAATGTATCCGGAACACCAACAAATGGTGGTGTGTGGATCTTTGCCCGGGAGTTCGGGGATCTTTATGACCATAACTTCTCTGATCTATCAGGAGGGGGTCGAAACCCAATAGGTATTAACACTGCTCCAGACTCGGGTAATAAATCCGGTGAGCTTTATGTAACCGTAACGGGGTCATCAGGTACATGGACGGTGGGTAACTTCCTAAGTGATGATGTAACAGGAGCTACAGGAAGAATTATTTCTGTTGATAGTAATGATATATACCTTAATGCTGTCAGGGGTGGCACACTTGGTACTAATGCGTGTACTGAGTATACAGATCGTGAGCTGCAATCAGCTGGTGATGCAACAGCTACCATATCCTCTACAACAAATGTTGTTGCTGGTTATTCTGATATCACAGATACATTCGGGACTATTTCCAGGGACTTGAATAATGGTGATGGTTTCAATAACTATGATGTAGAAATAAACTGTGCCGGTAGGGTTATGACACAGGCTTACGAATGGCTTAAGTATCTTGTACGCTATGGGTCTACTGGTGGAACATATACAGTTAATGGAGACAATGGACAGGAGTACCGATCTGCCGATGAGGGTACATATACTGATGTTAAGTCAACACCGTTTGGAACACTTGCCGGTACTACGTTCTATGGTGCAAGAGGTGTATGGGTAACGAACTATTCAGTAGCAGACTTTGTTCTTATTGATGCTGACGGTGATGAGCAAGCTCCACCGAACTATCAGAAAGTTATTGTATCACATGCCGACCTTACAGGAGCAATCCTTAGTGGTGGATCAGTTACAATCTTTGTAGCCGAACTTACTGCAGGTAATGTATACAAAGACAGGTACACTGTTGCTTCTGCTACATCAGATAGCCTTGTGGCTACAACAGCAATCGATATCAATAAAACCCCACAGACGGGCAAGCTTCGAGTTGGGGATGTGCGATATAGCTATACGGGATTCAATGATACAGCCTTTAGCGGTGTGAGTCCTGATCCTTCAAGTGCAACGGGAGCATTTTATGTCCCGCTGCTTGATCTAACGGCTGGAGAGGTTACAACATTAACCGTTCAGTCTGATAACATAATTTACAGTTCAAACATCGATGTGCGAACTGTTGTACGTAGGTATGGGACCAAGCCGTATACAGCGGATACAACATTCACTGTAACCGGCCTATCGTTTAGTCCTATCCTTACAGATGATCCACAGGCAACCTGATAAATATGCCAGAGACAAAAGAGAGAATAGGTAAGGTATATCCTGGACAGGGCTGGATTGAACTGCATGGTTCGTTCACTTCTGCCGAGCTCAGGATCCTTGCTCAGAATATTGAGAAGGAGTATAAGAAGGCAAACGGTGGCAATAAGAACTGACATATATACTGTAGACTGGGATGAGAGTCCAAGGGTTATATGGATCGATATATCAGAAACAGAAGGCAACGTGCAGGATTTATATGATACTATAAAGCATTATGAGGTTCTGGTAGACGGGATCGATGAGCCTATCCTTGGAGATGCTGGGGGTAAGGAGGTAATCGATGTGTCTGCAGGACTATCAAATACTATTACAGTATCACTGTTCAATGCTGTTTATGCTTTCGCTGATCGCCCAGGTCCCTCATGGGTAGTCTGTAATATGAAGGGAGGGAATATAGTTGCTTTTACGGATATCACAAGGGTAACACCTCTATACCCACGCAAGCCTACAGCTTATGTATCGGCTGATAGATCAGCATCCTCATCTGGTACACTGATTGAATCGGGCGTGAGTGGATTAACACCCGAGGAATCACAACGGTTAGAAGATATATTTAACTCAACAGATAAAAAATTATTAACTAAAGCCTTATGGCAGGCTTTAAAATAGAATCAAAATGGACACAAATGATAAATTGTTAGCACCAAAGGGATGGTTCCTTGTAGATGGCACAGGAGCAGTAACACTAAAGCATTACGGTGTATGTATCCGTGAGGCTACTGTTATATCTGTATGGACATCAAAGACAGTCGATGGAGCAGATATTGATCTTAAGAAACATTTTGGTATCTCAGGATCCAGTCTTACAGATAAGGATCCAAAGTTGATAGTTCCCGATCAGTGGATCTATAGCCCCATGGTTATACAGCTTGGCACAGGTAGTGTTAATCTGTTAAGAGCAGAATAATGAGAGTGAAAAAAGATGATCGTCCAGGATGTTTATCGGCATGGTTACACTGGATAATAAGAAAAAGAAAAGTATTATGAGAGCGTTAATAGTCATATTGTTATTCTTGTTATCAACATCTTTGGCTATATCTCAGACAAGAACTATTCGGGGTGATTTAAATGTTAATGGTGTCTTCTATGAGTCAGGTGAGCTTGAATATTTAGATACAGCTCAGTATTTGTATATTTCTGTTAATGGAAATGATCTAATAGGTGATGGCACAGAAGCGAATCCTTTTAAAACCACCAAGAAGGCAGTCAGTTCTCTTGAGGGTAAATTACCACATGGATTTAATGGAAGGTTAGGTTTGAGTTATGGTGCTGGAACGTATGATTTAAAAGACATTCTTCCATATCTTGAAAGAGTGAATTCAATTTATGCTCTTATATGGATAACTGGAGAATCTATTATTGGTGATAGCATTAATATAACACATCCCGGAGGTAGCACACAGAGCTATTTTCGTTATGCGACTGATTCTACTATTGTGGGAGATCGTGAAGCGCAGTTTTTAGGATGGAATTTGAATCCGTTTACTGGGAATGTTGTGGGATATCCTATTGCAGGAAATACTTCGGATTCTATTATAATGCCAGCCAATGATGAACTAATCGTTGGGGATACTAATTTTTTCTATACACTTGGTACTGTATTTACAGCAGAGGATGATTTTGATTCTCCGAATATACACTCCTGGTTAATCTTTTCAAATATTGATTTTGTATTATCAACTGATAGCTCTTCATCATCATGGGGAACATCGATTCATGGTTTATCATTCGGTGGTTGTATTTTCAGATCGACAGAGGTTGTGTATGATTTGATGGGTATTGATGGTTCAGGAAGTTTCACGCGATGTTACTTTGATCATAATTCTTCGTCAGGTAGTGGAGATGTTTTGGAGTTTGGATATAATGATGGGGGAACTGTAACTTATTCTTATTTCCACAGTGATAATTCAAGGGCTTTGGGTAGTCAGGGATTGGAGATTAGACGAGGGGCAAGCGTAGCAGCATACCAAAATATATTTGATGGATTTGATGAAGCAATAAAAGCTGATGGCGGGAGTATTCTTTATCTCGGTGCTACGTTATTCAGAAATTCTAATAAGGCAATTCATATTCATAATCCACCAAGGGTATTCATTACAGAAGATGGAGAACCATGGACAGCGGGATATGATTCGCTGCATTGTGAAGATGTGACTGAATTTATTTTTCTCTATGATACATATGATGCCGGTCGTGACATTTATTTACCACATCTGAAAGCAGGTGGATATGGCACCTTTAGTACACAGACAAAATTCATGAATAATACATTTGATTTGAGTACTATGACTGCTATTACAATAGGTACAGATGGGTTTAACTATTTGAAACAACCTCAACTCACAGGATCTCTAACAGACGGGGCACCCACAGATGCAGAGATCGATACAGTGACGGATACTACACCGGCAACTGTCGGCGCAGGATGGAGCGTCACTATACTCGATTCGGATGGAACGGGGCTTCTATATCGTATTGAATCAGATGGTACTAACTGGCAATATCAAATACTAACAATCGCACTATGAAAAAGTTACTTATTATATTATTGATGCTCATTCCAATCATGGTGATTGGGCAACAGAGAACTATCAGGGGAGATCTGACAGTTAAAGGTAGATTACTTGAACTTCCCTACGGCACTATAAATATGGCTGATTATTATAGAAGTGAAACTCCCGGATTCGATTGGAAGTATAAAACGGGAAATTCTAATGTTATATTAAGTTCACCGTATGCTAATACATTCTCTTTTACGTCTGATACTGTTATTTTATCCGGAAATAAGTCAACATTTACATGGGATTATGTATGGCAATTTGTGAATTCAGAAGTAGATACATTGTGGGATAATATCATTGGACAATATTTATCATATAGAACAAATAATATAAAGACAGATAAATTTAGTTCACATTTATTAGGTAGTGCACTTCTTCCCAGCACTAATGATACTATAAGAATAACATCTCAGGAAGTGGTGGGTATTACATCATATGTAAATACTTCAGCAGCAACAGATCGTGTTGAAATAGGAGAGCAAATTCTTCTTAATCTATATGGATATTATGATGATTACATGGTTGTTGATTCTGTTATTGCAGTAAAAATACGATTAAGAGATCGAGGTATTGATCCTGATAGCATAGGCTCGGTCTATGGAATCTACAACCTTGATGACGGACTTCGCGGAGCAGACAAAACCTACTTCCTCTACTCAGAATATGGAGATGTATTCATTGGTGGAGGGGGAGAGATTGATCAAGTAGGAGCATTCATCAAAGTAGGAGGCGATGCAGGTATATATACTTCAAGAACAGATGCTACTGTTAAGGCAGGTGGTGTTATAGTTCCTCATTACACAAATGCTGAAGAAGATTTTGCGTTACTATTAGGATCATCAACAGAACTTTCTAATGTTGTTTTTTATGGTGGAGCGTCAGCAGATTTAAATACAGCAACAAGACATGCTTTTTATGCAGCAGCTAATACTACAACCACAACAGGAACAAATATTGTTGAGATAACAACTGATGGTCTTGAAATATTATCAGGCCATTTCAAACAACCAACTATCTCAGCCAGCTTAACCGATGGTGCACCCTTGGATGCAGAACTTGATTCAGCAACAGGAACTACACCTTCAGCAGCAGGAGCCGGAGCTTCATACATTATCATTGACTCTGACGGGTCAGGACTTACATACAAAATTATGTCTGATGGAACGAATTGGGTTTATTGGACAGCAACAATAGCACTATAAACAATGAGTAGGATTAAATGGATATTATTGATACTGTTACTACTTGTGGCATTTGATGCTGCAGGGGATGCATTCCGTCTTCGTGGATGGCAGGTTATACATCATGTAATGGAATCTGTCCATGTGATAGGATGGATCGCTGTATGGGCTTTATTTCGCTTTAATCCGGTCTATATAGTAATGTATCTACTGGGTAGGTTTATCGCTTTTGATTTGATCTTTAATCTTATTGCAGGGAACTATTGGTGGTATGTGGGTGAGAGTTCATTGTATGGTCGTGGTATGTTATGGTTTGCTGATCTTGTAAAACAGCCAATAGCATTGATGGTAAGTATGCCAAAGTTTATGGCTCTTACCTGGTGGATTGCATGGTTCTGGACGAATAGACAGTTTCGAGATTGGAAAATAACTTTAAAACAATAGGAATCATGTCTGAAACCGAAAAACTTTTTTTACAGGAGATGCGAAAGACGCTCATGCGTATTTTCATTCCAGTAACTGTTGCAATTATTCTTGCAGCTGGATCCTTTGCTGTAGCTGCTCCGTTTAGAATAAAAGCCATTGAGAATAAGACTGAAGCTATTGAGAAAAGTTATGTATCGAATACCATGATGGCAATATATTTGAATCAGTTAAGAGAGGCTAATTCTCTGATGCGTGAAAGTCTTGATAATCATGAGGCATTTGATAAAGAAGAGTTTGCCAGGATAAATGATCGAATGGATAGATTAATAAGAGAGATGGTACCACACAATACAAGAGGAGTAACACCAGAGTTATAATAATTAATTTATGCGACTATGAAATTATTATTGAAGAGAAGGTACTTAGGATCTGAATATACCATAGGATCATTGTTTATTGATGGTAAATACTTTTCAGATACCATGGAGGATCAGGTGCGGGATTATAATAAGGATGGTGATCTGCTCGATGCTGGCGAAACTAAAGTGTTCGGAGAGACAGCTATTCCTTATGGGACCTATAAGATAGCTCTTACCATGAGCCCAAAGTTTACTCGATTACTTCCTCTTGTTTTAGATGTACCACATTTTACTGGTATAAGATTTCATAGGCTGAGAAATGCTAAACAATCTCATGGATGTATTGGCACCGGAGAGAATAAAGTTAAAGGAGAGATACTCTATTCTACAAAATATGAGATGCGGCTTATTGAGAAAATGTTAGCTGCACTTATTCGTGGAGAAGATATTACAATAGAAATTATGTAACTTGTGCAGAACCTTATGTTTCACTAAATAGATCTATTATGAAAAAGTTTTTGTTTTTAGTGCTTGCGTTTCTGCTCGTAGGAGCAGGAGTGTTGATTGCCCAGGATGTTGTAGTCCCTACCGATTGGCAGGATCTCTATGACAACTATGGAGTATTTTTTGCAACTTATTTGGGGATTGCTGGTGTTGCCACCTTTTTAGGTGAGCCGGTAATCAGGTTACTGAAGTTAACGGTGAAATGGCAGAAAGTGGCAGTTGTGTCGGTTATTGCCATAGCAGTGTCTTTCTTCGGACAATTTGCCAATGTAGGATATTTAGCAGATTCTATATGGTGGCAAACTCTTATTTGGGGTGCAACGGCAGCAGCAGCAGCAGCCGGAGTACGATCAGCAAACCTTTTATTTATCAAAAGCGTAGTTGATTTCATAATTGATTTAATAATCAAGAAGGAACCAACCGGGTAAGGAATATAGGGAGTGCTTCGGTACTCCCTACTTTTACATAATCATCTAAAGCAATTATCATGGACGATGGAATAATATTTGAGAAGATGCTGAATGGAGTTCCGGTTAATGACTTCATTGCTTTCTATATATGGGGTGTGATTGCTATGCTCGTTGTATTCTTCATGGGAGTGGGGAATAATGCAAAGAAGACAGGATGGAGTTGGCCTTCATTTTGGGGCGGCTGGAAGCGGATCCTTGTTAACCTTATGCTTATAGCTATAGGTATAGTGTTCTGGCCTAATCTATCAGAGTTCTTTTTTCAAAGTGAATCTACAGTAGAACTTACTATGTGGAGTGCACTACTAATTGGTCTGTCATTGGATAGGCTTAGATCCTGGGTTAAATCATTAATGCATAAGAAATGAAACGATTTATATTTATCCTGTTATTCGTATTACCTTGCCTACTTCTATTTGGTCAACAGAGAACGATCAGAGGTGATCTGACAGTTAAAGGTAGATTACTTGAACTTCCCTACGGCACTATAAATATGGCTGATCAAATTCCTATTCTAACAAATAGGATAGGATGGAATGTTAGGTTTGGAAGTGTAGATTTAGAATTATCGAATATAAGGCATAATTATTTCTGGTGGAAGGCAGATACTTTTCAGATTACAAATTCAAGTTCGAAGCTCTTTGTTTTAAATCGCGATTTGAAATTTATTAGTACGGATCAATCGTACACAGGAAATTACATAGCTGGAAATGAAACACCTTTAGAAATTTCTAATCTAAAGGCAGAAAGCGCCAAGGTAAATTCAAATGCACATTATATTAGATTTGAGCCAGAAGTAGATGATACTATTCTTATTCAAACAGCGGTTGGTGCATCAGTTTCTATTCAGACTTGGACTCCAAATTCTTCAAGAGTTGATGTAGAAGAGGCTAAAACATTGTCTTTAAATGCCTCTTTTGATGACTATGTAAAAATGGATTCTTTAACAATGATAGCTATGGAATTCGTTGACAATGGTATTCCGAATGATAGTTTGGGGGCTTATTATGGGATTTACCATAATGATCATGGTATATCTCCCGCAACAGGGAGGAACTATTTCGCTTACTCAGAATACGGTGATGTGTTTATTGGTGGAGGGGGAGAGATTGATATGTTCGGGGAACAACTTATCATTGGTTCCAATCCAGCATCGGGGTATACAGAACGGGCAGATGCTACTATGAAGTTAGGAAATATTAATGCTCCTCATTATACTCTTGCAGAAGAAAATGTGTCATTGTTGTCTGTAGGGAATTTAACTTCAACGAATACCCTTCATATAGGGGGAGGAAATAGTAATTTTAATGCAATGACAGAGGTTGATTTTTTTGTGGCCGCTAACAATACAACTACAGAGGGAACTGAGATTGCTGATATTACAATTGACGGTTTTGAAATAGTATCCGGTAGATTCAAACAACCTACAATATCTGCAAGTCTTACCGATGGTGCGCCCTTGGATGCTGAGTTGGATTCTGCAATAGGTGACACACCAGCTAATGTAGGAGTTGGAGCATCGTATATAATACTTGACTCAGATGGAACCACTCTTGTTTATAAGGTTATATCAAATGGATCGAGTTGGTTTTATGAAGCATTAACTGAGGCATTATGACAAAGAAGATAGATATATGGAGATGGGTGGAAAGAATCATTGCTTTAAGTAGTCTTATCTATCTGCTTACAAGTAATGTTCAGCTACGTACAACCTTGAATATCACAGTTGAACAAATAAAAGAGAATGATGAAACACAGGATGAATATATCGAAAGGCAAAATGAGATTAATGGTAAGTGGCTTATGCTTTATGATTATTTCATTGCTCCTGGCGCAGGATCCGGAACCGAAGAAGAAACAGAAGGAAACTAAGGAGATTGTACCAGCGGTTTTTATAGACACTCTAACTGTTACACGAAGCGAGAGAGCTGTAAAAGACTCTATTGCTATGGAGCAGCGTAAAATGCTTAAGGAATTGGATGAACGAATTGAAAAAACAAAAAGTAAGAAATGAAATTTATAAAAGATTATTGGTTTTGTATGTTGATGTTCATCGCTCTGGTAGCGATAGTTGCAGTTCATCTGGTTCGTATCTCCAAGTATGATAAGAAGATTCAGGAACGTGATGATAAGATTGAAATGGTCACTTCCTGGAATGATTCACTCCATGGTGAATTGGATATTCTTTTAGATGAAAATGATTCCCTTAGAAATCAGATCCCTGTTTATGCTGATAGCATAAATGATTTAATAAAAGAAAGAACCTTAATGAAAAGAAAGCATGAAAAGCAAATGTTTGATATTATTTCTGTTCCTGTTGATTCCAAGTATAGCGAAGTCACAAACTGGCTCGACTCAAGGTAAGAAGTTTTGGTT